GTGCTTGGGCTGTTGTAGCTACATTATTTATGATCTTCCAATTTGTCGTAAAAGCACAACACTAGTGAAGACACCTATTGACAGGTCTAAGGCAATCGTCTATAATGATTACTTATAAAGACACCAAGGAAAACTAATGGCAACAACTTATTTACAACTTGTTAACAATGTTCTTATAAGACTTAGGGAATCAGAAGTTTCATCTATTAATGATACTCCTTACAGTTCTTTGATTGGTGTCTTAGTCAATGACGCAAAGCGTGAAATTGAAGATGCCTACTCATGGAATGCTTTAAGTCAAACCATTGTCGTACCTACCGTATCCGGACAACAGTCTTACACTTTGACTGGTTCTGGTCAACGGTTCAAGGTTGACATGGTGATGAACGAAACTGAAGATGTCCCAATGTATCAGGTGTCCCCTGATTGGTTGGACACTCAGTACTATCTGGCAGATGTTCAGAATGCTGCTCCGATCTACTACTGCTTTGACGGTGTAAGCAACGATGACAATGTTGTCCGTGTCTGGCCTCAGCCTGATGCGGTCTACTCATTACGCTTCAATCTGAACATTCCACAACAAGACCTGTCTACTAACAGTGACTTGGTTAAAGTTCCTCCTCACTTAGTTCAGATGTTAGCATACGCTAACGCTGTGGCTGAGCGAGGAGAAGACGGTGGTCAGTCTTTCAGTGAATTGTATCAGAAATATCGTCTTGCCTTAGCAGACGCTATTGCTCTTGAGGCTAACCGCTACGATGAGCAAGTAACCTGGACGAGCGTATAATGGTCGCAAAGCTGTTAACCACTTCTATCGCTGCTCCGGGTTTCTACGGGCTTAACACGCAGGACTCGGTGGTTTCACTTGAATCTGGCTTTGCTACTGTCGCTACAAACTGTGTGATTGACAAGTTTGGTCGTATTGGTGCTCGTAAGGGTTGGACTGCTACGCACACGACTAACGCTGATCTTGGATCGAACCCTGTCAAGGCTCTCGGTGAACTGATTGCCTCTAACGGAACTTCCTACACGATTGCTGCAGGTAACAACAAGCTGTTCAGGCTTAACGGCGGAACACTGACGACATTGACCTACGGTGGTGGCGGTACTGCTCCTACGATCACGGGCAATGACTGGCAGATGGCGGCTCTGAACGGCATTCTGTATCTTTATCAGTCTGGGCACGATCCTCTGATCTTTGACCCCGCTGTGTCTACCACGACATACCGCAGGGTGTCTGAGAAGACCGGATATGTCGGTACCGTCACTCAAAACAACTGCGTAATCAGTGCATATGGTCGTACATGGTCTGCCAACAGTACAGCGAATAAAACAACGGTTCAGTTCTCTGATCTGCTTAGTGGATTTGTACTATCAACAGGCACTGCTGGAACGCTGGATATTTCAGAAATATGGCCTGCTGGTGCAGATGAGATTATAGGTCTTGCTTCTCACAACGGCTTCCTCATCATCTTTGGCAGGCGTCAGATTCTTATCTATGCCAACGCACAAGACCCTGCTGGCTTAACGCTACAAGATGCTATCACAGGTGTTGGCTGTGTGGCCAGGGACAGCATCGTTGCCACCGGCACTGATGTGGTCTTCCTGTCCGACAGCGGTGTTAAGTCACTGCAGCGAGTGATCCAAGAAAAGTCTTCTCCGATCCGTGATCTGAGTGCAAATGTCCGAGATGATCTGCTGCTGGCTCTTTCGCAAGAGACTGCCTCCAACATCAAGGCAACATACTCTGACAAAGAAGGTTTCTATCTTCTGGTCTTACCCACCTACGGTGTTCTGTACTGCTTTGACCTTCGGATCATGCTTCCTAACGGAGCGGCAAGGACAACCACTTGGGATAAGTTACTTCCTTCGTGTTTCCTGTACAAACAGAATAAAGACCTGTTGTTTGGGCTTACGAGCTACATCGGTAAATACGATGAGTTCCTAGACAACGGACAAACCTACGCACTTCGGTACTACACCAACTACTTTGACTTTGGATCGCCCACGGCAACAAAGATTATCAAAAAGATTGGTGTAACGACTGTCGGAGGATCTGGCTACACGGTTTCACTAAAGTTTGGATTTGATTATTCAAGCATCTATAACAGCCGACAGTTTACGATACCTACTGTAGATGTTGCTGAATACAATATCGACGAATACAACATTGCTGAGTATGGCGGAGCCAGGGCAGCATTCTCCAGTGAAACTGTACAGATCGGTGGAACTGGTCGAGTAATCCAACTTGGATTTGAAGTTAATGTCAATGCAAATTCTATATCAATTCAGAAAATTGATGTGTTCACTAAGGTTGGTAAAACGAGGTAACAATGGCTAATTATACTAAAACGACTAATTTTGCTGTTAAGGATGGCCTCGTTTCAGGCAATCCTTCAAAGATCATCAAGGGCACGGAGATTGATACAGAGTATAACAACATTGCTTCTGCCATCTCATCGAAGCCTGATTCTAACAACGGATCGCACACTGGAACCACAACGATGGCTAATCTAACATTGTCTGGTACGTTCTCTGGTACCATTGATGGAGGTACCTACTAATGGCTACTAGTTTCTCTTTGCTTGGTGGCAATCAGTTAGGAACGATCCCTACTGCAATGCAGGCTGGCTTCACTGCTGCTGGCGGCGCTCCTGCTGCCGGTATTGATTACAATAAGCTGCTCGGCGGCCTGTTTACAACCATCGGCAACACATACGGCCTGAATCAGTTGTCAAGCGCACAGCAACAGGCTGGTCAAGCCGCTGCAGCACAGGCACAGTTCCGTCCTGTAGGTGTAACCACCCGCTTTGGTCGCTCTGGCTTCCAGTACGGCCCTGATGGTCGTCTGATTGGTGCCGGCTTCCAAGTGGCTCCTGATGTGGCTGCTATGCGTGAGTCTCTGCTGGGCATCTCCGGCGGAGCACTGCAACAGGCACAACAGCAGCAAGCCATGCAACAGCAGGTCAACCAAGCTGCTCAAGGCTTGTTTGGCTTAGGTCAGCAGTATGTTGCCGAGTCTCCGCAGGCTGCTGCTCAGCGGTTTATGGCTCAACAGCAAGAACTGCTGGCTCCGCAGGATGAGCGTGCTCTGGCACAGTTGCAGACGCAACAGTTCCGTCGGGGTACCGGCGGCTTATCGATGGGCGCTACTGGCGCCACTCCGATGGGCGCTCCTGGCCTGCGTGCTGCTAATCCGGCTATGGAAGCCTTCTACAACGCACAGCAACAGCGTAACGCTCAGTTGGCTGCTCAGGCTACTCAAGCCGGTCAGCAACAGGTTCAGTTCGGTCAAGGCTTGCTTGGTGGTGCTTTGAATCTCCAGCAGGGTGGCTATGGTGCTCAGCAGGCTGCTCTGGCCCCGTTCAGCACTGGCTTCCAGCAGGCTACGGGTGTTGAACAAGCCGGTATGCAACCGCTACTGACTGGTGCTCAGTTGGGTGCCGGTAATGTGGCTGCTGCCCAGGCTTTGCTCAACAGTCAAGGCGCCGCTGCTCTGACGGATGCTCAACGGAATGCTGCTGTTATCGGCGGTGTGCAGAACATTGGCAATGTCCTTGCTGATCCGGTTGCTAAGTTAATCGGCAAACTCTTTGGAGGCTAATAATGGCTGATGGAATGATGAGTAATCCTTTTCTTGGTTTACTGAACCAAGGTCTTAGCCCCGAGCAAGCACAGGCTGAAGTTGATCGACAGCGTGCCTTGCAGTTTGCCAGTATGAATCCTCAGACTCAACTGGCTGCTGGGTTGTATCAGGGCATCACTGGCATTGGTCGTGCCTTGGGTGCCCGTGATCCAATGCTTGAGCAGGCTTCGCAGTTGCGTCAGTTAGCTAGTCAGTTTGACACGAACACTGCTGAAGGCATGCTGCAGTTTGCTAATGCTGCTCGTTCTGTTAATTCTCAAATTTCACAGCAAGCTGCCGAACAAGCACGTAAAATGATGCAACAAGAGGCTACTTTGGCTAAGACAGTAGCAGAAACTGAAGAAACTAAGCGAAAAGGAACTGCGGCGGCTTCTTCCGCTAGTGCTCGTGCTGCTGCACTAATTAAGCGATTCCCTGACATGACTCAGGAAGAAGCTGCTGGACTTGCTGAAGACCCAAAAGTTGTTGCTGATCTTCTGAAAGTGCCTAAAGAACAGGCAATGAAGACAGAAGTAACTTCTGCTGGTGGTCGTAAACTTCTTATCAACTCGCTTACTGGTGAAACAATCAAGGATTTAGGCCCTGCTGGTAAGACACTGGAAGAATCTCTTGGCGAAGGACTTGCAAAGCTTACTGGAGTTATCACCAAAAAGCAAGGTGAGGCTATGGGCAGCGCTGGTGGTAAACTTACTGGGGAACAGGTTGCTCAGATTCAAGGTAAAGAAGATGCCTTGTCTGCCGTAAGAAGCGCACAGACTCTGCTTAAGTCCGGTATTTATACTGGCGGTTACGGCCCAATGCAAGAAGCTGTTGCTAAGTTTACTCCAATCGGCTCTAAGGCCCGTCTAGCCAACACCGAACAGTATCGTGCTCTTATTGGAGAGGTTGTTATTCCTCGACTGCAAGAGTTTGGCGGTAACGATAGCGTTGAAGAACTTCGTTATCTGCGTCAGGTTGTTGGTGGAGAAATTACTCTTGAGAAGAAAGCTCTTGAGCGTATTCTTCAACAAGCAGAACAAAAGATTCAACGTGGTATTAAACGAGTACAGGAGCAGCAAACGGCTGTTGAGCAGGGTAAACCTCTTCCGACAGGTGTTAGTGGTGCCCGTACCGTGAATTGGAATGATCTCCCGTCAGGAGGAAAATAATGGATGTGACCCTTCCAAATGGAGTCGTTATTAGAGGTGTTCCCGATAACGTTACCAAGGAGCAAATTAAGCAACGAGCAATTGCCGCTGGCCTTGCTAAAGAGGAGGACTTTCCTTCTGCGCCAAAGGCTCAGGAAGGGGCTATTCAGTCTGGCTTTTTGATGGGGTTGAAAGACCCACTGACTGCCGGTGCTCAGTTGCTTCCCCGTGGCCTAGAGTTTGTAACCTCTGCCGGTGGCATGGCCCCTAATGTGGTTAGTCAGTTCTTTGGCCGCGAGGCTGCCCGTGTTGACGAGATGGCTAAGTCCGAAGAACAGGCTTACCAAGAGGCCAGAAAAGCCCGTGGAGAAGAGGGCTTCGATATTGCTCGTCTTGGTGGCAATGTGCTGAACCCTGCAAACATTGCTGTAGGGCTTCGGGCTGGACAGGCTGTAGGAGGTGTTTCTAAAGCCCGTCAAGCCGTTGCCGGTGGCGCTGCCACTGGTGTTCTTCAGCCAGTGGTGTCTGAAGACAGTTTTACTGAGGAAAAGGCCGGTCAAGCAGTTGGAGGTGCTGTTGGAGGTGCTTTAGGATCAGCAGCCGCTACGGTAATTGGTAAAGCAGCCAACCCCCTGATTAGTAAAGCCGAGCAGACAATGAAAGACCTCGGTATTCAAATGACACCGGGGCAGATTCTTGGCGGTCAGTACAAAGATGTGGAACGGTTTGCAGAAGTTGTTCCTTTGGTTGGTTCTTACATCAGTAACGCAAAAGAGCGTGCAGTTTTCCAATTCAACAAAGGCGTAATCAATAGCGCATTGAAGAAGGTTAATTCTGAACTTCCGGCTGATGTCATTGGTAGAGATGCTGTCCAAGAGGCTAACAACATTATTGACAGGAAGTATGACGAGGTTTTATCAAAGATTAAGTTTTCAATGACTTCGGATACTTATTCTGATGCGGTAAAAGCTGTCAATAAGGCGGGATTGAACCCCTCACAGCGCGCAGAAGTTGTTTCTAAGTTAGACAATATTGTATTGCAGAATTTCAGGACTTCCGCGAGGATTGACGGACAAACATACAAAGGTATCGAGTCTGATCTGAGGAAAGAAGCACTGTCCTATAAGAATAGTGCTACTAAAGCAGAACGAGACATCGGGGATGCTTTGTTTGATGTACTAGAGACAATGAAGAAGAATCTTCGGCGTCAGAATCCTGAACAGACCTCTGCTCTTCGTCGAGTAGACAATGCTTACGGAGATATCGCTGTGATGCGTACTGCGGCAGCAAACTCCGGTGCTGCTAACGGCGTGTTCACCCCTAAACAATATTCTACCGCTGTTCGTCAGCGGGACAGTAGCCGTAACAAGACTGCCTTTGCTGCTGGCCAAGCTCGTGGTCAGGAACTGTCAGACGCTGCTCTTGAGAAGCTCGGAGAAGACGCTACTCAGTATCAGACTGGTCGTCAAGTCGTCCAGGGCTTTGGTTTAGGCGCTGCTCTATCTTCCCCTCCTGCTGCGTTGGCTGCTGTTGTGACCGCTCCTGTGCTGTACTCTGAGGGAGGATTACGAGCAATGCAGGTTCTTTTACGCAGCCGCCCTGACGCAGTAAGAGAAGTTGGTAAGATTCTTGAGAAAAGAGCCAGCAAAGAAGGATCTATTACTGGTGCTCAGGTCTTAGCAGAATACAACCGCTTAACTAGGACTGAGGAAGAATAAGATGTTTGAAATGCTAGGAGGCGGTCTTCTAGGTAGTATCTTCGGTGGCCTGTTCCGGCTGGCCCCGGAGGTACTGAAGTGGCTTGACCGCAAAGATGAACGAAGCCACGAACTGAAGATGTTTTCTCTTCAGACTGACCTAGAGAAGATGCGGGGTGAGTACCGCATGGAAGAGAAGTATATTGACTTCAGCAAGGCCAATGTAGACGCTATCGGAGAAGCATTCAAGCAGCAAGCCGAAGCCGACAAGAAGGCTTACAAGTGGGTTGCTTCTATCTCTGCTCTGGTTCGTCCCGGTATCACTTGGTTGCTGTTCGGTCTATATACGGCTGT